ACTTATGAATGAATTTGGGTGACTATGAGCACCATGTATGGAGTGACCGCCTGTTCTATTACCCCAAGACGATGAAATTTTGATTTTATCACACTCTAATTCAAATTTTAACCTAACTTCCTCCAAACATTGGTGAAACCAGTCATATATTTCGGAATATCTCTCCTCTTTATCTAATCTAACACTAACAGTTTGCTTACTTTTATGTGTATGCACCCCTTCACGACGATATTCCTCCTTCTTAAGGGTTTCAAGAGTGTTTTCTAGTAGTTTTTGATCACACTCAAACTTGAAAATACTTTGAGGGAGAATATCTATCTGTTCCATCAACCTAAATCTATTCCTTCTATTTCTATATTACCTGTAATCCCTGTATTTCCTACACCAATATCACCAAATGATCTTTCTTTTGCTGTTTTCCAGAAATAATTATCTTCATTACCCAATCCATCACGGTCATGACCATTTTCAACCTGATAATACACTGTTGAAACCTTAAAGTCAGGCATTTTTGGTGTCTCAGGAGTAATACTATTATCATAAATCCTCATTCTATTATTTGGATACAGACAAAACTGTCCATTATCCAGTTCAATCAAGTTATGAGACTTATGTTCAGCAGGTTGTTCACTCGTAGAGTAGTCAATTGCGTCTACATCAGAGTGATAATTATCTAAAGTGCAAATATATGTGCCCGTTTGAGTTCCAAAGTCCCTTGTATAGACCTCATAATGCATCGAACCGATGAATTGTTTCTGTACTGCAACAACTCCATAATCCATACAGTTCCAAAATTGTAGATTATGTAGAGTCATATCAGGTTTTGGTGTCTCAGGAGACGAGACAAAAGCAGATATTGGTAATTTATCGTAAATTGCAGCGTACTCAGGCAAATAAGTCTCAAAATAAAAGGCACGACCAGGCATACTTTTTGCAGAAACCCAGACTCCTTTAACAAATTCGCCATGACCTGACTGATGATCGGTCAAATACTCCTTTCTTACCCATACTTCGTAAGATGGGAGGTTAGTAATTAGTGTGCTCATAACCAGATTTGATCTTTTTTTGGATAATTAAATAAAATTTCTTCGCCTTTGAATATAATTCTTGTTGTTATATATTCTCCTTCGTCTCCAAGTCTCACATTTGACCTCTCAGAGTGATTTACATAGTAGATAGAGTACAATTTATCTAAATCACAATCTAACCAGAACCCCTCATCATCACAACGTGTTAAATTTTCAACAAAATCATGTATTGATTCTGGTATAAGATCCCATCCATACTTCTCACATCGTTCTCTGGCGACTTTCCAGATCGTAAAATCCTCTGGGAGATCGTGTAAAGCAAAAACTCCAACTCCTTCACACACATTACTGGGTGCTAAGTAGGTATGAAGTCCGAGATCGTATTCATTCATCCTCTATCGGACCGTTATAATGAAAGACTTCAACATATGAATGACATTTTGGACAAGAAAAATTAGAGAAGAAGTCATATTCAGACTCCTCTCCATCATTTAAATCCTCTATGTCGTGATCTGCTCCCCAGATCAACTCAGTTCCGCAGTGCCAGCAGTTCACTTGCCCTGCCCTCTATACCTTTTCTTAGCTTTATTACGAGAGGTAGCGGAATATTTTGTATGCTGACCTCTTCCTTGTCTTGTTTTTTTGGGTTTTGACTCAATAGTCGCACCCATGTTCCATTTTGCTGCCATGATTAACTGTCGTTCTCCTTATTATAGTGCTTTTTTAACTTAAATGCAAGTGTAATTCTGTGTGGATGCCACTGATGAGAGTATCCAAACCCCTTATGGAGGATATTAGACTCAAAAATGACTAAACGATTCGGTAATGGAGGCACAAACATCTGATCCAAGTCATTCTCATAGAAGTGTGTGAACCCTCCAAACTCCTTATCATAGTCACTTACATATAAAAGTGCGGTCAAATCCACTCCATCTACATGTAAACACCCATCCACACCTGGTTTGTAACCATTGAAGTAGATACGAGTTGTAGAATATGTATCAGGTAGAACCTTTTGAATACTATTGTATAGAGTTTCCTTAAAAAATGGGTGTTCTCCTACTACCATCCAATCATTCTTTTCACGAATCATATCGCCCATCTGAAAGCGTGAGTTACGTGAATACGCTTCATTTGCTACCTGAGTCTTCCAACGTAGATTATCACCGTATGCTATATCACGTATCTCAGCGAATGTCTCACGATCAAAGAAGTCATCGTAAGTTTGAATTCTATTGGCGAGTACCATGCTTGCTCTTCATCTCAGCGATCTGTTCTTGATTCTTTTTAAAATATTCCAGTCTATGCTTCATGAAATCATTTGGAGTTCTTATCTTATACGAGACCGATTCGGGCATATGTTGTGGTGTATTCCTTAAAAAACAGTTGACGGAGTATCGAGTTCCCTTTGTAATCTCCTCTACCTGATGCACCCAGAGATGATCCGCTGGCCAGATCATACAATCACCACGCTTCAGTTCAACCTTATGTTTACCACCCCAGAAGGCAAATACACCGCCCTCATAGTCATTGTTTAAATTAATTGTACAACTTCCGTACACATGAGGATCATGATCAGTATGTGGGTGAATCCACTGTCCAGTCTCATACTTCATTAGACGATATAAATGAGGATACAATAAAGTAAGTCTACGATCCACATGAAATGACTTAAATTGATCCATGTAGTCATGATACTCATTAATCACCGTCTCCATTGACGCATGTATCAAATCGAATACATCTGTACCAATAGTCGCCCTTTTAACTGTATTTGGGGAGTATATGTTCTCACCAGAAAAGGCATGAGGGCAGCACTCATTTACTTCCTCTGCAGGACTACTCTCATACTCTTCGATAATTTGGTCGCACTCCTCATCCGAGAGAAGTTGCTTATGAATATAGATTAGGTCAGTAAGATTAATCACAGATCTCAGTTGTTAACGAGAGGGGATTCGGGAATTTTCCCTCATAATATTTTTGTGCGATGTCTTCCATCATGTCACAGTATTCCTCAGTAGTCAAGTTATCCCCTAATACTTCCTGATTATGACGAATGCGGTATCTATATGATTGTGG